ATCGGAATAGAATTAACGGAAGAATACATCCCAATTATAGAAGCAAGATTAAACTCACTAACACAAGATAAACTATTATGAACCACTGTTTAAATTGTAATAAGGAATGTAAAAACAAATTCTGTTCCAGAGAATGTTATAGGTATTATCTCAATCACAACGAAGAATACAGAGAAGCATTTATAAGCAAGATTAAACAAGGAATATTGCTTGTAAAAAAGTAAGAAAAATGCTATAATATATATAGGAATGATAAGGATTGCTTTTTAGTTAATGGGTACTCTGGTTCACGCTAGACTATTCCTCATCAGCAATCTGGATCATTTCATATTGTTGATTTAGAGCTGAAGACAAAAACAGTTCTTTCCATAAACACAAACCATAGTGTCTGTGAAAATTCTCAAATAATTTTTAAGGTGAAAAAAAATTTAATGTGCACGCTAAAGAAGAGTCTCCCTTCAGCCTTTCTTTAGCTCTAAGTCAATGATAGTTTTGAAGATTTAATCTAGTTTTTACTTACCTTTAGATATATTAAATTTTCTAAAGTTTTATTGATAAAATAATATGAAGTTTATTCCTAAAATTAAGAAATGCTCACTATGTGGCATAATATATTCATCAAAACTAAAAGAATGCCCCGTATGTAGTAAAACAATAAAGGGACATAAAAAAACAAATGAATTTGTTGGTAAAGTAAATAAGAAGTATAAGATAGATTTATAAGGAAACAGATAAGAATGCCAATAGAATTAGAACTAATAACAATGCTAATAACAATAGCTTTAATAATAAGCATAATATAATTTTATAAAATGAAAATAGCAATTATAAAATGGATAGATAGTGCATTATACGGAACAGATACTATTAAAGGAACAGATGAGATATTAAAACCAATGGAAGGATTAAGTTGTGGACTATTAGTTAAGAAAGATAAAGACGGAGTAACCATTGCTACTGATTATTGGGGAAATGATGAATGGAGAAATTGTGAGACTATTTACACTAAGCAAATAGTAAGCATAAAAATAAAGAATATATAAGATGAAAAAGAAATTTGAAGCAAAAGAAAAACCTAAGACGAATCCATATGGTAGTAACCAATACGTTATGGATCCAAGACAGAAACAGTGTTGGGATTTATATATTAACCCTAAGAGTAAAACATTCGGAAACGCTTATAGATCGGCTATAAAAGCAGGATACGAAGATGGAACAGCTAGACAAATAACTACCTTTGATTGGTTTAATGAAAAATGTAGAAGATTGAATCTTTTGAATAAAGCCGAAAGAAACTTAGATAAGATACTAGATCTACCACTAGAAGATAAAGCAAATGTAGTATTAGATGCCAGTAAGTTTATAGCTAAGACATTAGGAAAAGATGAAGGATATTCTGATAGATCAGAACTAACAGGAAAAGACGGAGAAAGCTTATTATTAACAGAAGAACAAATCAGAACATTAAGAGATAAGCTAATAAAAGAAAAGCCCCATAGTGAATCAAAAAGAAATACTAAAACTAGGAAGGATTGATTTAATCAACTTCAGTATATTAACAGATCCCCGTTATAAACCGAACTGGCATCATCTTTTAATAGCTGATTATCTTGAAAGAGTAGAGAAAGGAGAGATAAAGAGATTGATTATAGAGATGCCTCCTCGTTCTGGTAAAAGTCAATTAGCATCAATCAATTTCCCAGCTTGGTATTTAGGAAGAAATCCAGACAAGGAAATTATAACATCATCTTACTCAGGAGATTTAGCAAGTGATTTTGGACAAAAGACAAGAGATTTAGTTAGAGATCCTGTTTATCAGGGCATATTTCCAGAGATTGTATTAAGAGAAGATACTCAAGCGAAGAACAAATGGATGACAAAAGGAAAAGGAAGCTACATCTCTACTGGTGTAGGTGGAGCACTTACTGGGCGTGGAGCAAATTGTTTATTACTGGACGATGTAGTAAAAAACGCAGAAGACGCTAATTCTGAAACAATGAGAGAAAAGACTTGGCAATGGTTTATTTCAACTGCATATACTCGTTTAGCTCCAAATGGAGCAGTTGTTCTTATAATGACAAGATGGCATCAGGACGATCTTGCAGGTAGAATACAAGAGATGGATGAGAACAATGAGTGGACGGTGTTAAGTTTACCAGCTATAGCAGAGAGAGATGAAGAGTGGAATATTAAAGGAGTTAAGTATACAAGAAAACAAGGAGAAGCATTATGGCAAGATAGATACCCATTAGAAGAGTTATTAAAGATTAAAAATCAAATCGGAATATATCAATTTTCTTGTTTGTATCAACAAAATCCTATCAACGAAGAAAATCAAATATTCAAGAAAGAATGGTTTACATACTATGAAGAATATGAGATAATAAACAAAGACTTAGAGGTTTATGCAATGGTAGATTTAGCAACCTGGGATAAGTCAGACAAGAACGATAACACCTCAATTCAAGTAATAGGAAAAGAACAAAACATAATATATAAACTAGAAGACTTTACAGGAAGATATAATCCGACAGAGATCATTGACTACTTGTTTTATTTAAAAGATAAGTATAAAATGAGTTTAATTTCGGTAGGGATAGAAACTAATGGTTATCAAAAGTCATTAGAGTTCTTTCTAAAACAAGAGATGGACAAAAGAGGAAAGCCATTCTCAGTCAAGCCGATAGTATCAAGAACAAGTAAAGAGTTAAGAATAAGAGGGCTAGTTCCATTCTATGAGAACAGATTGATTAAGCACAGAAGCAATGGAAAAGATAATGCTCTTGAAGACGAAATGCTAGTATTTCCTTTTGGAAAGCATGATGACAGAATAGACTCAATGGCACTAATGTTACAAACAATAGAGGAAACAGATCATAAGAGTAGTTGCAGGTCTTTCACACCTGATTATAATAAATTATACTAATGGTCGGTAAAAACAAATGAAAAGTTACAATCCAATAGAAGACAAAGAAGCAAAAATATCATCTTATAAGCCAACAGATAAAGAAAAGAAAGTTTATGAGATGGTTCTTAAGCATTACGAAAGGAGCTGGGAAAATATGTTCAAGCCTTTCGAAGAGTTTAACAACAGAAGTTTGATTGAAGAAGTAGCAAGAAATCAAAGGTTATTTAATACATATCAGAAGCCTAAGAGTGATGATCCTGATTATCAATGGAAAAGTAATGCAGTCTCTCCCGCTACAAGAAATAAAGTAATTTCAATCGTAGCTCATATCACTGGAACTATTCTTTACCCTAACATCTATGCTCAAAACGATAGACAAGAAGAGGATAAGGAAGCTGCAAGAGTGATGAGAGATTTAATGGAGTGGGTAGTAGAAAACTCAAAGTATGGAATGACATTCTTATATGCAGTCATTTCAGCCTGTGTTAATCCAGCAGTAATCATTCATCAGGAGTATGTAGAAACATTTAGAAAGATTAAAGAGATTAAAGATGATGGCACTTGGGAAGAAATAGAACAGCTTGACGAAACATTGTCAGGTTTTATTCAATCAATCGTTCCTAATGATGAGTTATTGATAGAAAACTTCTACGAACCAGATATTCAGAAGCAAGGATATTTAATTTGGAGAAAAATTATCTCTTACGATTTAGCAGAAAGAAAGTATTCTCACTACAAAAACTTTGAATATGTTAGTCCTGGACTAGAAGTATTATACTCAACACAAAACGGAACATTCTTTGAAAAACAGACAGAAGAAGATTATTCAGTAGAGCAAGTATGGTATTATAATCCTTTCAAAGATTTAATGCTATTATTTGTCAATGGTGTTCTAATGACAGAATGTGATAATCCTAATCCTAGAATAGATAAAATGCTACCATTCGCAAAGACAATCTATGAGCCAATAAATGCTGATGGAAGATTCTTTTATGGAAAGAGTTTAGTAAATAAGCTTGGACCAGACCAAGAAGTAATAGATGTTCTGTATCAAATGATTATAGATGGAACATATCTAAACCTATTCAAACCAATAGCAGTATCAGGAAACGAAAACATTGATAGTTCAGTTGTAGTTCCTGGAAAAATTACAGTTCTTTCAGAAAAAACAAAAGTTAACCCAATAGACACAGGAAACAATCTAACTGCTGGATATAATACCAAGATTGAAGTTGAAAGGAATATGACAGAGAGTTCATCATCGGTCCAACAGCAAGGAATAGCTACAAAAGGCAATCAAACAGCATACGAAATAAGCATACTAGAACAGAATGCTAAAACAATGCTTGGACTATTCGGAAAGATGATTGGGTTCTTGGTAAGAGATTTAGGAATGCTTATTGGAACAGACATCATTCAATACTTAACAGTAGGAGAGATGAAACAAATATCAGGAAAAGATACTCTTACATTTAAGAGATTCAACCTAGATAAAGTAGTCAAAGGCAAGAAGAAAACAAGAGTAATAGAGTTTGATAACGATATTCCAGAACAGATGACTGAAGAAGAGCTAGAGAAAAGAAGTTTTGATTTAATGGAAGAAGAAGGAGATGATACAGAGATAATCAAAGTTCTTCCTGGAATATTTAGAAAGAGAAAGTTCTTATATAAAGTTGAAGCAGATGGCTTAACAGTTAAGTCAGACGCATTGAAAAGAGCATTTAATTTGGAGCTATATGATAGGGCAATAAATAACCCTATGGTCGATCAGATAGCAGTAACAAGGGATTTCTTGTTCGGAGCATACGAAGAGTCAAAGGACAGAGTAGATGAATATATCAAAGAAGAACAACCAATGGCTCAAGTAATGGCAGAACAAGCAGGGATTGGTCAAGGTCAAACCACTCCTCTAGTAGAACAATTAACAAGCATAGGCAACCAAACATCGCCTAGAGTATAATTATGGAAATACAAAAACACATATCAGTATCATCTTGGATGGATCTAAGTTGGCAAGTTAGAACACAACTAGCTAAAGACTTAAACATTCAAAAGTCATCAGATGTAGTTTTGCAAGACAATGTTGTTCTCACAGATGGCAGAACGCAAGCTGACATCAATCAAGCGATAACAGTAAGGTCATTGCAGGAATACACAACAAGCAATTCAGACGACATATTTGAATTGTTCGGTAAAGCAGTAGAGAAAGCAGAATACGAGCTTTACTTAAAAGAACATCCTGAAGCAAGGGATGAAGAGTCAGTTTTAGAAGATAATAAACCTAATATAGAAACAAATGACACAAGAACAAACACAAGTTCCAGAAAAAAAGGAGCTAACAAAGGAAGAACAAAAGCTAATAAGAACTAAAAGAGAAGTTTCAGCTAAGCTATTAAAGATATTCAATGACGAAATCTTTAGCATTAACGATGCAGAAAGAAACGTTCAAATCTTTAAGAGTGGAATACAAAACGAATTCTTTAAGCTAAAATATACTCACAAGGTTAAAGACTTAGGAATTAAAGTAATTCCTAACAAGAACAAGACTAAGTATGATGCTAAGCATAATGAGATATTAAGAGCAATAAGAGATCTTCCAATCTTTTTAGCAGAGTCAGTTTTAGAAGAGTTCTTAATGGCTATTGAAGGAAAGATGAGAGAAAAGAAGTTTGAAACAAAGTTCAACGAATTAAAACTAGAAATTAGCAAAGATGAATAAGATTAAACTAAGAGTCATTGAAGAATTAGAAGATGACTTTATAATATCAATAACTAGAGATGATAAAGAAGTAGAATTAACTTATAGCTTATTGCTTGGATTTGTTAAGATTATTGAAAAACAAGGAAGTCAATTAGCTTTCAAAAAATATGAACATAATCAAAAAGACAATCCTGAATTATCTAATTAAGCATCTATTTAAGGGATTTACAGAAAACGATATTATATCTTATAATAGAGATAAGAACGAGTTTAGTGTAGCAGGAACTATAATGAGTGATAGCGATGTAGATAACATAATGAAGACATTGCACTTATTAGACCATAATGATGGATACAATGCTTTATTAAGAGATGTAGAATATAGAGCAGAAGAAACATTATTCTTAAAGAGTAAGACTGAAGATGATATGATATTTGCTAAGTCATCATTATTCATTATAGACCTATTAAGAAAAAGGAAAGACCAATTATTAGCTCAATATGAGCATTACAAGAAATGCAAACATATAAAGTAGAACTAACAGAATACGAAATAGAACTCTTTAAGAAGTTTAAAGAGTGGCAAACAGATATTGAAATACTCAATGATAATGACTTCTTTAAGTTCAAAAATGGATCTATGGTTATACATAAGAATAACGATGGAAACATAATGAAGATAGAAAAGAACTTTATTTCCTTTAGAAGGTGTTGACAAAAATAAAGAAGGTATAGTATAATTAAGAAAATAGAATAAGTGAATCTAACCTAACAAAGGCGAACATTAAAAGTGTCCGTCTTTTTTGTTTTTGTTCAGGAGAATATCGACCTCTCCTGAACAAAGCCAACAAGGGCTGATAAATATAACGCCAGCTATGGGCATAATACATAGTTAAAAAAAGCATGATAAATGAAGAAAAGGAGTTAAATGGTCAACCAGCTCCAGTTGACGAAGAACAAGAGGTTAAAAATCCTGAAGCCTCGCAGGAAGATGTTCAGGAAGAAAAAGATACTGAACAAGATAGTCAAGAAATTGACTACAAAGCAGAGCTTGAAAAAGCCAAGGCAATTCTTGAAAAAAAAGAAAAGCAATTAGGGCAAGCCGAACACAAGATCGTAGAACTCAAAAAACAAAAGAAAGAAGAATTTGATGAGTTTGATGAGTTTGACGAATTTGATGAAGAGGAAAAAGATAATCGTCCTGATGTTAAAGAAGTTATAAGAGAGGAATTGATTGCATTCAAGAGAGAAATGTCATCTGAAAGAATAGATGAAACAATCTCTAAACTAACAGACAATCCTGACGAAATAGCTTTAATCAAACATCACTACGAAAACTCTATTAAGCCAACTGGTTTTGATAAGGAAAGTATTGCGATAGATATTCAAAATGCTTACACCTTAGCAAATGCACAGAAAGTTCTTAAACAGAACAATGAGCTTAAAGAAGCACTGAAAGCTAAGAAAACTATTTCAGGAGGCACTGGTGGAAGTTCTGCAGGAAAAGCAGTTAAGTCAAGTGGTTACCCAGATACACTATCTCAAGCAGATATTAGTTTTTTAAAATCACAAGGCATAACTCCAGAGAAGTATAATAAATTAAATAAAAAGTAAAGATATGGCAAAATTAGATGTAAAGATCGTAGATTCTCCATACAATGTTGTTCCAACAATTGTATGCAAAGTAGATGACTATACAACATCTTCTTCTACACAAATCTTAGCTGGAGAACCAGTTAAGTTAAGTGCAGCAGGTGGAAATGTAGTTGTTAAGCTAGCAACAGGAGATCCAGAAATCGGAACAGATATCGTGTTTGGTATTGCTGCTTCAGATGACACAGCAACAGCAACAGCAGACGGTGAAGTAGAAGTATATGCTCCATTACCTGGAATTATATACAGATGTAAGGCAACAAATCCTGCTAATTTAGCAGAAGGAATTAGATATGACACAGTAACATTTGACCTATCAGCAGGCGGTGTTTATACAGTAGATGAAGATGAAGGTACAGACGAAGATGTTCATGGTCTAAGGATAGTAGATTTCGATGCCACAAATGGCACAGTCGACTTCGAAATCAAGATTAACGCAACAAGATATGGTGCTTTAATTGCATAAGATTAGTAACTAAAAAGATATGAACATAACAAGTAATTTAAATCCAAACGTAGTAAAAACAGCTCTTGACGAAGTATTTATGCAAGAGTTCGATTTACAGCAAGGTCCTGGAATTGCTACAGCAGAAACAGCAGCTATTTTCAGACAAGAAACAATCACTAACGCAGCACAAATTGGAGAAATCTTCCAAGGTTCTGGTATGTGGTTTGAAAGAGCAGAAGAGCAAGATGTTAATAAATCTACTCCTAGATTCGGAAACAAATACACTTACAGTGTTGTAAACTTCGCTAACAGTGTAGAAATCTCAAAGAACTTCTTTGATGACAACATGCACGGTGCTTGGAAGAAGATCGTAAGAGATTTCGCAGAGAACGCAAGAGTAACAAGAGATATGTATGCATTTGAAATCTTTAGAGGTGCTTTCACAACAACTCTAGCAGCAGATGGTGTAGCTCTATGTTCTGACTCTCACGTAACATTAAGTGGAGAAACAGTTGATAACGCTTTAACAGCAGCATTATCTCCAACATCACTTAACACAGCTATCGTAATGTTAAGAGAACAAAAAGCTCAAGACGGAACTATCAAAGGTTCTAACCCTTCAGCTCTATTAGTTCCTTCAATGTTATTCAAGACAGCTTGTGAGATCGTAGATTCAGAGTTCTTAGCAGACACAGCAGACAACAACATCAACGTTTACTCTTCAAAGTATGCTATTCAAGTATTCCAATCTCCATACTTAGGAGCTGCAGCAGGTGGAAAAGGACTAACAACTGGTTCAAACACAGCTTGGTTCTTACTAGGTAGAAACCACTCAGTAACAAGATGGATAAGACAAGGAGTAGAATTAGCATTAGTTGACTGGAGAACACAGAGAAACAATAACTACATTTACAAAGGTGAATTCAGAGAAGTATTTGGCGCACCTGACTATGTAGGAATCGTTGGTTCAACTGGAACAGTTTAGTAACAACAAACAGAGGGGAGAAATCCCCTCTCTAACAATACATTTAAGAGTTGACTAGCTTGGCTAGGTAAAATATATCTTATTGTATTAAAAATTATGGCAAAAACACATTTTAGCGGACCAGTAGACTCAAAAGCTGGTTATGAAGTAAACGGCACAGAAGTTATCAATTCTTCTGGTAATCTAACAACAGGTACAACAACTGAAGCATCAATAACTACATCAACTGGATATATCTATCCAGTAGTAGCTCCTAATGCAACAGTTGCAGCAAAAGCAGCAACAGCAAACTTAGCAGCAGCAGACTTTGGAAAAAATATTACTAATACTGGTGCAGGAGATGCAATTGTATTAACTCTTCCAGCAGCAGCAACAGTAAAAGGAAAAGTGATGAGAGTACAATTAACAGTAGCTAAAGATGTATCACTATCTCCAGCAACAACTGAAAAAATATTTTTAGGAGGAGATGGAGTAGCAAACAAAGATCTAGTTATTGCAGGAGTTATTGGCAATTATGCTGATATTTACTGTGATGGTACAAATTATCTAGTAGTTGGTTATTCAGGAGTAGTAACAAAAGAAGGATAATTGTTTTATACACTGCTCCTTTATAGGAGCAATAATAAGATAATAATAAAAAAAATATATGACAATAGATTATCGAGAACCAGTTACAATCAGAAATGCATCAATACTAACTACAAGTTATGTGGCAGCAACTACACTTGGAAAAGAAACTGGACTAGCAACAAAAGTAAACGAGTATAATCAGCTTATTTTATATGTTGATTTTACAATCGGATTATTAACATCTGCTGAAATTAAAGTAGAGTTTAGTCCAGACAACACAAATTTCTATCAAGAATCACACGAGAAGCTAGATAATGGAACAGCTAATGTATATACATTGACTTACACATTATCAGCATCAGGAGCTTACAGGATTCCTATTCAATGCAACGACAGATACATCAAAGTATCAGCAAAAGGAACAGGAACAGTAACAAATTCATCAATGACAATTAAAGCATCAATGGGTGTAAACTAATATGGCATTCTCAATAAAACAACAAAAAGCCTCAAACGCTATCAATGAAGTTGTATCAACAGCAGTGTTAACAGATAACGCTATTGTTAGAGGAGATGGAGGAGATAGAGGAGTTCAAACTTCAGGTGTATTTGTTGATGACAGTAATAATATAACAGGAGTTAATTCATTAACTCTTGGAAGCACTTTAACTATTGCAAACGATATTTGGTTTAGATTTGCAAACTATGCAGGAACTAATTACTTAAATGCTTTAAAGGGAACTACTAGCGACGAACTAGAACTAGGAACAACTCTTAATTCTGGAACAATAGAAGCCGAAGAAGATGCTGGAGCTATTACAATTTTTGATATGCCTGTTTCAGATGCTCCAACAGCAGGAGACGAAATGAGTGCTACATTCAAAATTGACGCTAACAATGTCTTTAAAATAGGAGCTAAAGCTGATGGTGCAGGAGCAGTAGATAGTCAATTCATTCAAAGCTATGGAGCTATATTTAGACATATAACAACGGTTAATGCGGCAACATACGATTTACTTCCATCAGATGATATTCTAAATGTTACTTACACAGCAACAGGAGCAGTAACAAGTTTAACTCTTCCAACAGCTCAATGCGTAGCAGGTAGAACGATTGTCATTAAAGATGCAGGAGGAAATGCTGGAACAAACAATATTACAATAGACACTGAAGGAAGTGAAACCATTGATGGTGCTGCAACAAAAGTAATTAGTTCTAACTATGGTTCAATTACACTATACAGCGATGGCAGTAATTGGTTCACTATATAATTATTAAAATGAATATAAAATTATCAAGTTTAAAAGAGATAAGTTAGGAGTAAAATATGAATAATATAAAAATGAAAACATCTTTACCTAAAATAAAGCTTTATGGTGGAGATAAAGACATTAAAGCAGATGGTTTTATCAGAGTTGATAAAAATATAAATAATTCAATTTACTTTGATAATCCAGAATCAAACTTATATGGGAAACAATATTTCTATATAATGCAATATCAAGCAAGAAATAATGGAGGAGTTCCAACATCAACTGGAAGCGATTTACCTTGGAGAAATATTACTCAAGAAGAAGCTAGGGCTGTTTCAGAAGCTGCAGGTTATCATCTTGTAACTAACTGGGA